GATTCTTTGGTTCCATTCTTACCAGATAGTTCCATAAAATACTCATGCTTATCTTTCATAGACTCATACTCAAGAAACTCATTATAGGTTGATTCGGGCATACCTAAAGTTTCGATTAAGTGTGAGTAGGCTGCAACGTGCAAAGCTTCTCTAGCAGCAAAACCTGCTAGCATCATTCTTACTTCTGGTTGAGGGAAGTAAGGTAAATAATTATTGACATAACCACCAGCTACATCAATATCTCCTTGTGTAAAAAATCTGAATATGTTTGTGAGAAAAGTTTGCTCTTCTTTGGATAATCTATTTTTCCAGTCCTTAACATCCTCAACCATAGGGACTTCTGTATGAAGCCAATGAGATTGTTCGTGTTTTAGCCACAGTTCATAGCACCATGGATAGTTAAAAGGTTTAAAATATGTTCGTTCGTCTGTTAGTGCCATGTCACCCCTCACATGCGAGACAATCTTCATCGTTAACCAATGCTGTCATGTCTATTTCTTTAATTATTTGTCGTTCTATTCTATTTGTAACTTTATCAGCTTTTCCAACTTTTTCAGATCGACAATAATATAGCGTTTTACATCCATGTTTCCATGCCATAAAATGTACAGCATGTAAATATTTTATGTTAACGTTAGGTCTAAAGAATAGATTTAGCGATTGCGCTTGATCTATGTACTCTTGTCTATCAGCTGCATGTTCAACTAACCAACGTTGGTCAATCTCCATTGCAGTCTTAAAGACATCTTTTTGATAATCATCAAGGAATGATAAATGTTGGACAGATCCGTCGTTCGCTATAATTGAACTCCAAACCTCATCTGAATTTAGTTTCTTATCTTTCTCACAGCATTCGTCAATTAATGCTACGAGATATTTATTCTTATTAAGAAAAGCACCAGACATTGTATCTTGTCTATATGCATTTGCTCTCCATGGTTCAATGCTTGGTGAGGTATTACCCATTATGATTGAACTGGATGCATTCGGTGCAATGGCCATAACATGTGAGAATCTAAAACCAGTACCTTTTGCATCTGGTGCCTCACCTCTTTCTTTACCTAATTCTAAGTTAGCATTATCTAATCTCTCACGAATTAATTTAAACATTCGTAAGTTTGCACCTTTGGCCATTGGTCCTTCAAACGCAATACCTTTTCTTTGTAGATACGCATGAAATCCTAAAGCACCGATACCAATGGATCTCTCTTGTGATGCTGAATATTTTGCTCTCTTGACTGAGTCAGGTGCTTCATCAATAAATTGTTGTAGGACATTGTCCAACATTTCAGCAACGTCTTTTAGAAACTGTGGATCTTTACTCCATGCATCGTAGTGCTCTAAGTTAACTGATGATAAGCAACATACAGCAGTACGATCTACACTTGTTGGTAGAATAATTTCAGAGCAAAGATTAGATTGATGTATCTTTAATCCTTTATCTTTTAACCATTGTGGTAATTCTTTATTTGATGTATCAATAAAATGTAGATATGGTTCACCTGTTTCCATACGTAATTCAAGTATCTTTTGCCATAATGCTTTAGCTGATACTGTTTCACGTATTGCACCACTATGAGGATCAATTAAGTTCCAAGAATCATCCGCACTAGGATCGACCATACACCTTTCAATGAGTTCCATAAATCGGTCAGAAAGGTTGATGCCATGGTGCATGTTGAGGCATCTAACATTGGGGTCGCCTGTAGGCTTACGCATCTCAAGGAATGGTATAATATCAGGATGAGAAATATCCAAATAAGCAGCGTAAGACCCACGTCGAGTCCTTCCTTGACGATAAGCCAAAGAACTCGCATCGTAAATCTTAAGATGAGGCATAACGCCAGTAGACTTATCGTCAGCACTACGTATTCCAAAACCAATTCCAACTCCTCCTCCCAACATTGAGAGCCAATTTGTTTCACTCAAATTTTGGACCAAACCTTCTGCAGTATCTTCTATATAGTTTAAAAAACATGAGATAGGCTGTCCTCTTCTTGATCGACCATAAGATAAAATTGGTGTTGAATATGATAACCAATGTTTACTTGCATAGTCATAGAGTCGTTGAGCATGTTCTGGATTAGAACCAAATTGTTTACTCACGAAAGCAAAGCGATGTTGAGGAGAAGTCTCATCCTCTTTCATGTAACTTTCTTGTAGTCTTTGTATGCCAAGCTTATCAAATAGCTCATCACGACTCAAATCAATTTCAATATCTAAATAATTTTGCTTAGCCATTAGTTCTCCATTGTATCACAGTCGTGATTAAAAGTACAACTGTTATTCCTCTTTTGCTTTATATTGCCAGTCGTCTGTGTGACCAACACTCCACTTATCACCATTTTCTACTTGGTAATTTTGAGTGCATACTTTAAAATCAGGCACTCCTAAATCAGATGGAATTAGACTCGCATCTTGGAACAATACACGATTATTTGGTTGAATCGCAAATTGTCCATTATCAAGCTTAATTACGTTAAAACTTTTATGCTCTTGATCGAGCTCTGACACACAACAATTCGTTAAATTATTATCTGCATGGCAATTATCTATAGTAAAAAGATAGTCACCTGAATATAATTTTTTGTTTTTTGCGAAAAATTTACATCTCGACAAAATTGGTTTTCTGATGACTGTCAAGTGATAGTCAAAACAATCCCACAATTGTAAATGATCTAAAGGTAACTCATCTGTATAATCTTCTTTCCAAACAAATGCGCTGATTGGTAACTTATCGTATAAAGCCCCATAATCAGTGAGCAGGGTTTCGAAATACAAAGCTCTGCTTCTTATGCTTTTAACGGATATCCAATATCCAGGGGTGAGTTCACCATGACCTTTTTGGTGATCGTATAGAAACTCTTTTCTTACAAAGACAGGTGTAGTAGGTAAATCATGAACAAGAAATGCCACGATTATTCTACGCTAGTTATATTTTTTACCTCTCCTGTTACCAGATTTCGAAGAACGACTGCTGCGTTTCTATTTGTTTGAATGTATGTACGAACAGCATCTTCATATAAGCCACTACCTAAATACTTTGCCCATCTCTCATATTTTACACGTTGATTGTTTTCAAATCTTTTAAAAACGTGTGGAGGAACATCAAACATTTTTCTTTTCTTTTTTCTTCGAAATACGGGAACAACAGAGTTGTCATCACCTGCTCCAGCTACAGAAGCGGTAGATGTACCACCTAATTCCTCTGCTGCATAAAACCAATTCTTAAATGAGTTCATCGTGCTAACTCTCCTGCTGACAAATATATTTTTCTATTTGTGTTTACGTGAGTTGCTTCATAGATGTTAATACCGAAGACTTGTCCAACTGGATTATTTGCTTCAGATTCAATTCTTACTTTATCACCTGCATAACATTGTTCGTCTAATATTCCATTAACGATTTTGGTTTCTAAAATCTTGTATGTTCCTGGTGTAATTGATCCGTCTTTTAGAATTAGCCAATTCATTGTTTGTTCTAAAAGTTCAGATGCATCAATGTTTGATTCTTTAAGTATTTTGTCTAAGTTCTTATCAGTTACATTGTAATTTTCTTTGATCAAAAATAAAGCAGCAGCATAAGAAGCAATCTTAGAGCTTCCTCCTGGTGCTTTAGCAAGTAACTTTTTGATATTAAATACTATTCTATGGAAAGGAGTGTACGCTGCTTTCTTTTCTGGTGTATCGATGTATGGTACACCTTTCTTATCTCTCTTTCCTTCTTTGTCTATGATGCCAAGTTCGAATGCCTTGGTCTTTTCGAATGGAGTAGTCAGAAGTCTTAAGAATCTGAATGTATAAACTAAGTCAGCGCCTCTTGTTATAATACTCATTAAATTTCTCTAAGCCTTTCAACTATCAGTTGATCTTGTTCTATTCCAGTGTATTGAGTATTCTCAATAGCACCTAAAAAAATTAAAAATGGTTTGATGACAGGCCAATGTCTATCGTCTAATCTAAACTCTAGCATTTTAAGACCTGCTTGTACACCAAACACGTTAAAAACACATATCAGATGATTGAGTATCAACCTTTCTGATAGGTTATCGTTGTCTAAATAACGATTTACTAATCTTTTTATATACTTAAACCTTTTTAAATCTTCAAAAAAGTCTTCAGAATCAATACAAGTAGGATTGTAATAATTCTTTGCTGCATACAATAAGAAGTTCTTATCGTTAAGCTCTTCAAATAATCTCATACTAAATTATATATAACTAACTTAGTACCTCGTGAATTTTATTCAATATAGTTTGTTTAGTCCAACTTGGTTTCAATTCTAAATTTAATTGTTCACCTAAAGCAACTAATTGAGTTTTAGTCATCTTGTCCAAAGAGACGTTATTCATTGGAGCTTCGTTTAACATCTCTGGCTCTGATACTTTTTGCTCAACAACTGGTTTTGGTGGTGCAACAGGTATACCGTTGTACTCATCAATCTCAGCTTGTGTATGCTTTCTTGAAACTAACAATTCACTACCATCTGGTGCTTCCCAGCCTCTTAAAGTAGGTACTGCGCCTGTACACCAGGCAGGTGGTTTAATCGCCATAATATACTCCTTTGATTAGTTACCGCCAGCACCTTTGATGTCTTTTCCACCAAGGCCTTTTGCAGTAACGTCTTCAGGTTTGTTAATAATTTCTTTATCACCAGCTTTTTGGTCATTTTTTCTACCAGGTGCTGGTTTTGTAGCAGATTTTGCTTTATCAATTGTTTCGCCTTCGATCTTATCACCATCGATAACATCAACTACATGTTTTTGTACAAATTCAGCTTCGCCCTTTGATCTATCATTGAGTTGTTTATCCCAATTATCTAAGTTCTGAATGTTTGCATGAGTTGACTTAGGCACATGCTTCATTGTAGCATCAGCTGTTTCACCACCTTTTTGAGGTAGTACAGCTTTTTCCCAAACTTGCTTAACAGCTTCTCTCATGTTATTCACATTGTGAGCTACTTTATCAAGTGTTTTGTCTACATTATCTTGTAGTTCAGCTTCAATCTGCTCGACTGATTCT